TTTCTACGAGTTCGTCCGATGAATTAAACATACCGTCTCCACATGCACCGTATATCTATAGGTCTAATAGTTAAGTCTTACACCGCCCTGCACATCCTCAATAATACTTAAAAATCTATGTTTATGCAATAGTTCAATCTTTAAATCTTTTTGTTTCTGTATCTTACATTTCTCTGTCGGTGGCAAATCGGTGGCAATGCCACCATTCTACTACACCCTCTCTACCTTCTTAAGATACACCCATCCTACACCGCTTTTCAGCTTGCCGAATCCGTTCTTTTCTTCTACGATCTCGTACTTACCTGGCTGCAAAAATGTTCTGGCAGCACTGTATGTTTTCGCCGGTCCTGTCCTGATCGGAACGTTGTTGTTTTTGGGCTGTACCTTGTATGGGATCTTACTTGATGCGTATACTTTCCTTCCGGCATCGTTGTAGACATGATAACCGGCATGCTGATCTGCACACTGTTTGGCTTTTTTGATCGTTTTAAATGCCCCGATCTGACTGCTGGCGTTTTTCCAGGTCTTGCGGACACGATACCATGGTTTGTCAGTCGCTGGCAGAATGTCGCCATTCTGTCCGGAAATAGCTTGTTTGAAGGCATCCCATGTATACGTACCTGTATTGTATACATACGGATTCGGGCAAATTTTTCCGGTTACATCATAGTGGCGAATAACATGATCTGCAGGGATGTTATATTTTTTCATCAGGTATCTGGTCAGCTCAATAGCAGACTGTACCGTCTTATTTTCAAAATACCAGTCCTTGTCGGTTGCCCCAAGACTCGCCGCATTCTTCTTTCGCACACACATCTCAATCCCAATGCTATTAGCGTTTCTGCATTCCTGATGTTTGTAACTGCTCGCCCCACAATGCCAGGCGATATTCCGATCTTCCACGCACTGCCAAATTTCGCCGGCGAAACCGACAAAATAGTGTGCAGATGCCCCACGGTTGCCACCACCATAGTATGCACAATTTTCCTGTGCTCCGCCCAATGCTCCGACGTAGTGGATCACAATATATTTGATTCTGGAAATGTTACCAAAATTAAAATTGTACTTTGAAATCATGCGGTTGATTTTGTTCATAGTATCTACCTGCCTTTCTTTTTTAAATCGAGGGAACGCTTATGCGTCCCCCTTCTTGTCTGCTTTCTGTGTCAGTATATCAATCGCCCCAGTAATCACTGCCGGCAGCGGTATGCCCATCAATCCGGCATTTTCGACGATTGAAATCAGTTCGTTGGCGATGAAACCGATAATCACCGCATCACGGATGTAATCCACACCGATTGCCAGATCCAGCCGGTACGCCACCAGAACAAACAGCAGCGTCATACATTTCCTGCACAGACCTTTCCAGCCTGTCCGGCTTTCCAATGTTCCGGATTCCGTCTTCTTGCTGTTATGGAATACCCCGGCAACGATCAGACCGGAGATGTAATCGATCGCCATAAAAATGATCAGCGTCATCAATGCCTGATCCCAGCCGCCAAAAAAATAAGCAATCGCCCCACCGACTGCTCCTGTGATAGTACACAACATTTCTTTTTTCATCCTCGTCAGTCTTTCCTTTCTTGTTACTCTGTAAGAACATTGATTTTTCGAATCCAGATACCTTCGCCGCTCTCGTTGGCTGATATCATCATATACTTTGCATTATCCGGAACAGTAACGATATAATCACAGTCCCCTTCTTCTTCGATTTCTACAGCTGAAACCATTGTGAATCCGGCACTGCTGTTATCAACTGCAAAAATAATCGGATATTTTCCGCGTCCACTACCGGCTCGTGATACCATGCTCGTATGTATGATATACCGTTCGCCTCGTTGTACATTCAGTGTTGTACACTGTGTTTTTGCCCCTTCCATAAGTACACACGAACTGCCAGCATCTTGTGCTTCCCACAGTTTGCCGTCTGTGATAGACACTGTTTTTTCTACTGAAAAAATTGCCTGTACATTCCGGACATCCTTGCGTGTTTTTGCCATCAACGCCTTACTCTGTCCTGTAATACCTGCCATCTTTGTTTCCATATCTTTTACGTGCTCATTTGTATAACTCTTACACGCCTCAGCGTTATTGTAACATTCTTGGATGCTGTCATGGATCGACTGCCGGACATCCCGCCCGTAGACTGCCGCCAGTATCTTTTTTAAGTTCTCTGTTATAGCCATTCCTGTTCCCCTTTCCTATGAAAATGTCAGCTTCAATGCCGCATGCACACCACATGGTGCATTGTTGACTGCGTTGGTTGTATTCGGCATCGTTGCGGCAATAGATACCATATTACGGTTGACAACGCCCCGGTAGGACGATGCCGCTACCAGCGTGGATGCATTGCCACCATAAATATAATTCCCATTCTGCCGGATCTGCAGTCCGGTTGCCGATGCTATGCTAACAGAACTGCAGCCGACAATCGGTGTCGATACCGGAATGCAGAACTGCACTTCCTTGCCTGCGGATGTCACATAGCCAGCCGTGAAACATTCAATATTTATGCTGTCGCCCTTGGTCAGGATATTCATATTTCCGACTACAAACCAGTATGATCCGCTGTAGACCAGCTCCAAAACCGTGTACTGATCTATCAGCTCTGCAGGGATGTTGCTGTTCCGGTAATAGATTGGCTTCGCCCCTGTACTATTGACGTTCAGTGTTGGATTTGCAGCGGTGTTGGCATAACTGAAACGCACAAACACCCTTGCACCAGCTACCAGTTTGAAGTTCGTCAGGCTGACCGTTTTGGCAGCGGTCAAGCCTGACGTATAACACACGGCATAATGGGCAATGTCAGCTGTACCATTAAAATTAACGCCATCTATTGC